AAACGCGCTTGGCAATCTCAAGGTCGCGCTCTGTGTTGGTGGGTTTTCTGCGTGGGTATGCAGGATTGAACTCTGCATCAAGCAAGGCGTGGAGGTCGGCGCGTAGGTCGGGATGGTCTTTGAGGCGTTCAAGAAGTGAAGCCGCTGTCATAGTAGTCATGTGATACTCCTAACAAATTGAAGCAAAAGTGCGGTCGCTATTGTAGCGTAAGTGTGTGAGTATAGCAAGGTGCATCTAATATTAGATGCACCCGAAGGGTGGGGATGTGACGGGGTTTCGCGTAACGCGGGGGTATAAATGTGTGGATGTAATAGGGTGCATCTAATATTAGATTGGGGGTAAATGGGTGGGTTTTGGGGTGTTTGTAACATAAGATACGAAGGGGCTTTGGGATGGAACGGGAAGGGGTAACTGTGCAAACCCGCATGGATTCGAAAAACACTTGCCGAAAGGGGGCTTGCGACGACGATTTTGGGAGTGAAACCGCCAAATGCCCTATGTTATGATATGCTCATAATAGAAAAGACCCATAAACATACACTAAAAGACTGTATGTATGATTGACATACGACTATACACGGAAATCCGAGTACTACATTCTCTCTCTCTTTCTTTCTTTTAAAGTTATTTATAATAAAGGGTTAAAAAAGAAACCTGTTTTGAATCCAATGCCATCTAATATTAGAACTTTATGCAACGTAACGTGTGTTACTTGCCAATCGTCACTTATGTTACTTATGTCACGCGCTCCCGCGCGCCTCGGGCTCCCTTGCTTGATGCCTCTCCCCCTCGCGCCCACTCCCCAACGGTCGGACTACTATGACGTTTTGCCCGCGCGGGCAAAAGAAAACCCGCCGAAGCGGGTTGGTTGCATCTAAGATTAGACGCCTGAAAATTTCTTTTGCAGATAATATAGGTCGGATTCAAGCCCGTGCAATTCTGAGGTTTCCTCGTTCATGCCGTCGATTATGTCCGTGATGTAACGGTCGTCTTCGTGGGTGTTAAGTCGCGAATCAGTTATCGACATAAGCGCCAACGTAAGCGCAACATAATCAACCCGTTCCCATTTGATGCCGTCAAAAATACTCATGCTCTTTGCTCCATGTGATGCCCTAGGGTTTCCCCTAGGGCGTTGGGTTTATTTCAAAACTGTTTCCTCAAAGCCGTCCAAGCGATCAAGACAGAGATCGAGCATATCGGCGGCAAAGCCGGTCAAGGTTAACGCGCGGGCTTGGGCTAACGCCTTGCAAAGTGTTTTGTGAAATTCAGCATGTGTCGTGCTGATAACTTTGCCTGATGCTGGCGCGCCTTGGGCTTTGCCTGCTTTGCCCCAAGGCAGGGCTTTGTCTTTGTCGTTCTTGAGGCTTGGGGTAAACGGCACGTTGAAATGCAAGGCGCGTTGCGCGCTTTGTGCGTACTCTGTGAACGTCTTTTTTTCCATGATACCGGCGGCTACAGTGTCAATCACAATTTGCGAATCGCCGATTGCCTTCTTCATTGCCTCACATGCGGCTTTGTCACGTCCGCGTGTCACGGCAACATGGTCGACGAATTGTTGCATCGTGGTGCAAACTGTTTGAGACAATTTGCTTTGGGCTTTGTCGAATGATTTATAACCCTTGACGATTTCGGTCGCGAAGCGGTCGAATGACAAAGGGGCTTGGGCTTGGGTGTTTTGAACTGTCATTTTGATTTCCTTTAATTAACGTTGATTGAATCTCTGGTGCATCACTGAACCAGAGCCTCTATTGTATTACATCTAACCAACGCTGTCAAGCCCTATCTAAGATTAGATTTCCAGCCAGCCGCGACCCACCCTATCCCCATGCCCCCAAATGGGCTTTGGAGTCCCCCCTCCGCGCTTACGCTGAGTGTCAGATCCGCTCGACCCTCCAAAATCCATAGCCTAAACAAAAAGTACTACATCCCCCAGACCCACCCCTTCCGGTACCCGGGGGTACCCCGTCTTCACAGGAAAAGGCCCCCCATCAAAAATAAAACACATACACAAAAAATTTGCTATATACTCCGCCCAACTTCACAGGAGTGCGATTCCCTCCATGTACCAAACATTATTCAACTTCGACATTCCGATTGCGGAATACACGCCGACCTTCACAAACTTGGAGGAGCGGATTGCCGTAGCTTTGAACACACTGTACGAAGTGCAGAATATGCAGATGCCCACGGACGATGACCGTCGGGAGTCTAGGTCTGTATTTAACGGCGGGCGCACCGCCAGCGACGAACTGCTATCCCGCCCCGGGGTAGTTATGCACCTTGCAGCAATTTTGGATGAGTACGACAAAGTCGTGGTCAAGAGTGCAAGCCAACTGCGAACCTACGTCACAAACAAACTGGTCCTCGAGTCCGAGAACGCCGACCCCCGCATCCGTATCAAAGCTCTGGAAATGCTGGGCAAGATCAGCGACGTTGGTTTGTTTACAGATAAGACAGAGATCACGATGCGCCATCGACCAACCGAGGAGTTGGAGCAAATGCTGCGCGAACGTCTGACCAAGGTGATCGAGGGCGAGGTCAACGAGGTACCGATCAAAATGCCAGATACCCCACTGGACATTTCAGATGTGATTGGGCGCCAAGAATGAGCCAAAGCCTAGACGCGGCCATGGTCGACAAGATCATCAAGGGAATGCCTGCCGATGAGGCGGCCGAATTGATTGCTATGTTTGACGAATTGGAAGCGCGCAAGCGTGTCAAGCTCTGCCACGATGACTTCCTGTCATTTATTGCGGCCGTAGACCCCAACTACAAGTTCGGTTTGCACTTGAAACGCCTTGGCAGCCTGCTGATGGACGTTGAGAAAGACATAAAGAACCGAATTGCTGTGTCCATGGCGCCTCGTATGGGCAAGTCCCAGATGATTTCGATCTACTACCCTGCTTGGTATCTGGGAAAACACCCCGACCACAAGGTAATTGTTGCCTCCCACACGGCTGACTTGGCTGTTGTGATGGCCCGCAAGGTGCGAAACCTCATCAATACGCCTGAATATCGAGCAATTTTCCCGGAAACGGCCATTGCCAGCGACGCGAAAGCGGCTGCGCAGTGGAATACGACCAAGGGAGGCGAGTATTTTGCGATTGGTGTGGGCGGCGCGCTGGCCGGCCGGGGTGCACACCTCATCATTGCTGACGATCCGCTGTCAGAACAGGACATTAAGGCAGGAAATACGACTTCACTGGACACGGCATACGAGTGGTTCAGTGCTGGTTTGCGTACTCGTCTCATGCCGGGCGGCAAAATCTGCGTTTTGCACACGCGTTGGCACCAGCGCGACCTGATTGGGCGCCTTTTGAAGGACAGTGCCATGAATGACGGGGGCGACAAGTACGAAGCCTTCGAATTTCCAGCCATCTTGAACGAAAACACGCCTGACGAGAAGTCAATTTGGCCAGAACAGTGGAGTTTGGAGGCTTTGCAGCAGACTCGGGCGTCCATGCACCACATCATGTGGCAGTGGTATGCGCAATATCAGCAAAACCCCACTGCATCGGAGGCTGCGATCATCAAGCGGGACTGGATCCGCTGGTGGACGGCCGAAGAACCCCCAGAAATTGAATTTATTGTCCAAGCGTACGACACGGCGCTCACTACCAAGGAGCGTTCGGACTTTTCCGTGTGCCAAACGTGGGGTGTGTTCAAGCACAGGGCAAGTCCATCGGACCCTGTGACGGATAACGTGATCTTGCTCAACCGCGTCAAGGGGAAATATGAGTTCCCAGAGCTAAAAGTGCTGGCTCACGAGCAATACGAAGAGTGGCAGCCCGACAGCGTGATCGTGGAAGCCAAGGCCAGCGGCTACCCGCTGATTGATGAGATGCGCAGGTCAGGTATATTCGTGCAAGACTTCGCGCCGGGCAAAGGTCAGGACAAGATTGCGCGCTTGAACGCCGTGGCGGACATGTTCGCCAGTGGGCATGTATGGTTCCCAGAGAATTCTTGGGGGGCTGCGGTCGCAGAAGAGATTTTGGCGTTCCCTGCCGGGGAACACGATGACGAGGTGGACGCGATGACCTTGGCCTTGATGCGAGTCCGTAAGGGCGGCATGTTGCGCTTAAGCACCGACCACGAGGATAATGAGATCTTCCATCGTTTGCGCCGGCCGGCCTATTATTAAGGAATACACATGGACATTAACAAATCGCTGTACGCCGCCCCCACGGGGTTGGACGCACTCACACAAGACGAAGGCGCTGCGCCGGACCTTGAGATCGAGATCGACAACCCAGATGCAGTGACCCTGTCAGACGGCTCGATGGAGATCACATTGATGCCCGAGCAAGGCAAGGCGGAGGACTTCGACGCTAACTTAGCTGAATACATGAACGACGGCGAGTTGGCCAAGCTGGCTGGCGAAGTGATTGAGTTCGTAGACGGCGACATCGCCAGTCGCAAAGACTGGGTTGAGATGTTTGTCCGTGGTCTTGACGTGTTGGGTATGAAGTATGAAGAACGCACAGAACCGTGGAATGGCGCGTGTGGTGTCTATTCGACTATCCTCACCGAAGCGGCTGTACGTTTCCAAAGTGAGACGATTATTGAGACTTTCCCTGCGCAGGGTCCAGTCAAAACTGAAATCATTGGTGCAATCGACAAGCTGAAAGAAGAAGCTGCCGAGCGTGTCCGCGATGACATGAACTACCAGTTGACGGAGGCGATGCCTGAGTACCGTCCTGAGCATGAGCGCATGTTGTTCAACCTCGGCTTGATCGGTTCGGCGTTTAAGAAGGTGTACTACGACCCATCATTGGGTCGCCAGACTTCGATCTTCTTGCCTGCTGAAGATGTCATCATCCCTTACGGCTCCACAGGTGCACGTACAGCAGAACGCGTGACGCACGTCATGCGCAAGACCAAGAACGACATCAAGAAGTTGCAGGTTGCAGGCTTCTATCGCGACATCGACTTGGGCGAACCTGTCACTATCCACAACGACGTGGAGAAGAAGAAAGCCGAAGACCAAGGCTACAGCTTGTCGGACGACGACCGCTATCAAATCTTGGAAGTTCACGTTGACTGGGACATGCCCGGTTACGAAGATGAAGACGGCATTGCACTCCCCTACGTGATCACAATCGACCGTGGCACCCAAGAAGTTCTGGCCGTGCGCCGCAACTGGGAAGAAGACGATGAGAAGAAACTCAAGCGCGACCACTTTGTTCAGTACGATTACGTACCTGGTTTTGGTGCTTATGGCTTTGGCTATATTCATCTCATCGGTGGCTATGCTCGTGCTGGAACTGCTCTTATTCGTCAGCTTATTGATGCCGGTACATTGAGCAACTTGCCCGGTGGCTTGAAGTCCCGCGGCTTGCGCGTCAAAGGCGACGACACCCCAATCGCTCCCGGTGAGTTCCGTGATGTGGACGTGCCATCAGGCTCGATCAAAGACAACATCATGGCCCTGCCGTACAAAGAACCTTCACAAGTTCTGGCCGCACTGTTGGACAAGATCACCGAAGAAGGACGTCGTCTGGGCTCAATCGCCGACATGAACGTGTCCGACATGAGTGCAAATGCTCCGGTGGGTACCACACTGGCCCTGCTTGAGCGTCAGTTGAAGACCATGTCTGCTGTGCAGGCGCGCGTGCACTACTCGATGAAGCAAGAGTTCAAGCTCTTGAAAGCCATCATCCGTGACTACGCTCCTACAGAGTACAGCTACGACCCACAAGGCGGCGACCGCAAGGCCAAGCAAGCAGACTACGACATGGTGGACGTGATCCCAGTGTCGGACCCCAACAGCTCTACGATGGCACAGCGCATCATGCAGTACCAAGCGGTAATGCAGTTGTCGCAACAAGCTCCGCAGATCTACAACCTGCCCTTGCTCCACCGTCAGATGATTGAGGTGCTTGGCATCAAGAACGGCGACAAGCTGGTGCCCACTGAAGATGACCAAACTCCGATCGACCCGATCAGCGAGAACATGGGCTTCCTCAACGGCAAGCCAACCAAGGCGTTTATCTTCCAAGATCACGATGCGCACATCGCTGCACATACGACATTCTTGCAAGACCCCATGATCGCGCAAACCATCGGCCAAAACCCCATGGCGCAGCAGATGGGCGCCGCGATCCAAGCTCACATCGCTGAGCACTTGGGCTTCGCGTACCGCAAGAAGATCGAGGAGCAAATGGGCGTGCCACTCCCACCACCAAACCAACGCTTGCCCGAGGAAGTCGAGGTGCAGTTGTCTCAATTGGTGGCTCAGGCTTCGGCTCAGTTGCTCCAGCAAAACAAGGCTCAGGCTCAAGCAGCGCAAGCCCAACAACTTGCACAAGACCCACTGGTGCAGATGCAGCAGCAAGAGTTGCAGATCAAGGCGCAAGACGCAGCTACCAAGGCCAAGAAGGTCGAGGGCGAGCTCATGCTCAAGCAAGCCGAGATCGAGCTCAAGTACCAACAAGCTGGCCAGCAAGGCGAGGATCCTGTCATCGTGGCAGAGCGTCACCGCGCCGAGATGGAGATGCAAGCTCAACGCCATGCACAAGAAATGGCCCAAGCTCAGCAACAACAGCAGCTCGCTGCCCAGCAAGCGCAACAGTCTATGCAGCAGGCACAGCAAGCCCATGGCCAGAAGATGGCCCACGGCGGTCAGGTGCACATGAGCAAACTGAACCAAGACGTTCAGAAACACATCCAGCAGTTACGCCACGCCGACGAGGCTGCGAAGCGAGCCGCTGAACAAGCTGACAAACAACCGACTGCGAAACCGTCGGGTAGCAAAGGAGAATAATGGACGAGAAAATTCTGGGACACCTGAGCTCCAAGATAGAGGAGCGCAGGCAAGAACTTGTCGAATTTTTGGGTGACGGAGGCTGTAAAGACTTCGCTCACTACAAAGAGGTGTGCGGCGTTATCCGAGGTCTGTTGACCGCACAATCCCACATAAACGACCTCGTGCGTAACTTTAAGGAATACGACGATGACAACTGAGTTTGACTTGCAGGCGGTGGATCTATCCCAGATCCTCAACAAACCTGCTGAAGACAAAGCAAAACAGGTCCCGGACCCAGTAACGTTCCACTTGCTGTGCGTGTTACCAGAGATCGACGAAGAGTATGGCGATAGCGGCTTGATTAAGTCCGCTCAAGCGATGCACTACGAAGAAGTTCTGTCTCCCGTATTGTTCGTGGTGAAGTTGGGCCCAGACGCCTACAAGGACGAGAAGCGCTTCCCAAGCGGCCCATCGTGCAAGCAAGGCGACTTTGTGTTGGTTCGCCCCAACACTGGCACGCGAATCAAGATTCACGGCAAAGAATTCCGCATCATCAATGATGACTCGGTCGAAGCTGTGGTTCAGGATCCTCGCGGTATCACTCGAGCAGCATAAGGAGCAAACATGGACAAGGTAGAGTTTGAATTCCCCGATGAGGCGGATGAAAAGAAAACTCGAGCTGGCAGTAAGGTGGTGACACCTGAGACCGACGACGTTGTCGATTCCGAAGTTAAGGCAGATGCCGACGACATCGAGATCGTTGACGATACACCGCCTGCGGACAGAAACCGCAAGCCAATGGCTGAGCCCCCCAAGGAGCTCACCGACGAAGAACTGGGCAAGTACGACGAAGGCGTTCGTAAGCGCATCCAGCACTTCACCAAGGGCTATCACGAAGAGCGCCGTGCCAAAGAGGCCGCGCAGCGTGAGAAGGAAGAAGCAATTCGCGCCGCGCAAGTGATCGCTGAAGAGAACAAGAAGCTCAAGGGCTCCCTGTCTCAAGGCCAAGCCGCGCTGGTCGAACAAGCCAAAAAGGTCGTTGCAAACGAGCTTGAGGCGGCTGAACGTAAGTACCGCACCGCTTATGAGGCAGGTGATACGGATGCTCTCTTGGAGGCACAGCGAGAAATTACACAAGCAACGTTGAAAGCGGAGCGTGTAAATAATTTCAAGCCAGCCCCTTTACAAGAGGACAAAGTTGAGGTACAAACTACACCACAAGTTCAAACCGCCCCAGTTGACCATCGTGCAGCGGCGTGGCAAGAACAGAACCAGTGGTTCGGTCGTGACGAGGAAATGACTAGTTTTGCGTTGGGCTTACATACGAAGCTCATCAATCAAGGCGTTGACCCCCGTTCCGATGCGTACTACGATCGGTTGAATTCCAGGTTAAAACAAGTGTTCCCAGATGCGTTTGAGTCTGACGAACCCGTGGATGCGCCCCCTCCACGACCTAAATCAAACGTTGTCGCACCGGCAACACGTAGTACTGCGCCTAAGAAAGTCGTACTTACCAAATCGCAGGTGGAAATCGCCAAACGTCTTGGAGTTCCTTTAGAACTCTATGCTCGTAAGGTTGCGGAAGAAATGAGGAAATAATCATGGCTGAACAAAATCGTGAAAAACGTGACGTCGTCACGCGTGAAGAGAGTCTGCGTCCTAAGAAGTGGCAGCCGCCACAACTGTTGCCTGATCCCGAGCCGGAAGAGGGATACGCATTCAGATGGATTCGTCTCAGCATGCTCGGTAATGCTGATCCTGTGAATATTTCGTCAAAACTCCGCGAGGGTTGGGAACCCGTGACGGCAGCGTCACAACCAAAACTCCGTTTGTTGAGCAGCCCAAACAGCCGCTTCCCAGATGGAATTGAAGTTGGTGGCCTGTTGCTTTGCAAAACCCCAGTTGAGTTTACGCACGATCGCGACGCGTACTACCGCCAACAAGCGGACGCGCAGATGAGTGCAGTGGACGGCAACTTTATGCGTGAAAGTGACCCACGGATGCCTGTGTTCAGTGAACGCAAGTCCAAAGTTACTTTCGGTAAAGGTACTTAAACTTTTTAGGAGTCTTCAATGGCTTATCCTACGGTCTCGGCCCCCTACGGCCTGAAGCCCATCAATTCAATTGATGGCAAACCCTACGCCGGTGCGATTCGTCAGATCCCCGTTGCTGCTGGTTTCGGCACCGCCATTTTCAATGGCGACGTCGTTGAACTGAACAGCGATGGTTATTTGGTGAAAGCAACGTCTACAAACGCAGCTACACCCGTTGGTGTGTGCTTGGGCGGTCAATACGTGAACTCTTCGGGCCAACAGGTTCAAGGTCAGTACATCCCCGCTTTGGCATCTACATCTTCCAACTTGGCTTACGCCTACGTTGTGGATGACCAACAAGCTCTGTTCAAAGTTGCTGTCGTGACAAGCGGCACAACAATGGGCACTGCTGGTCGTACTGTTGTGGGCTCGAACTTGCCATTGGTGTTGAACGCTGGTTCTACAACTACTGGTGACTCTGCTGTTGGTGTGACATTGACTGGTGCAGGTACAACTGCAACTATCCCAATGCGTGTTATCGACGTGGTCCCTGAGACCGCAACTGCCGCTGACACTTACACCGAGTTGTTGGTGAAGATCAACACCCACCAATACAACAACACCACTGGTGTTTAAGGAGTAAATCATGGCTATTTCACGCGCACAGTTACTTAAAGAACTGCTCCCCGGTTTGAACGCATTGTTCGGCCTCGAGTACGCCAAATACGGCGAAGAGCACAAAGAGATCTACGAAACAGAGACATCTGAGCGTAGCTTCGAAGAGGAAACCAAGTTGTCTGGCTTCTCAGCCGCTCCTGTCAAGAACGAAGGCTCTGCCATCGCTTATGACAACGCGCAAGAAGCATGGACTGCACGTTACAACCACGAAACTATCGCGATGGGCTTCTCCATCACGGAAGAAGCTGTGGAAGATAACTTGTACGACAGCTTGTCAAGCCGCTACACCAAAGCTTTGGCCCGCGCCATGGCTTACACCAAGCAAGTTAAAGCCGCATCCGTGTTGAACAACGCGTTCGCTGCTGGCGTGACTTACGGTGACGGCGTGTCCTTGTGCTCTACAGCTCACCCACTGATCTCCGGTGGTACCAACAGCAACCGTCCTACGACTGGCGCTGACTTGAATGAAACATCGTTGGAAAACGCTGTGATTCAAATCGCTGGTTGGACAGACGAACGTGGTCTGTTGATCGCTGCGAAGCCCAAGAAGTTGATCATTCCTCCAGCATTGCAATTCGTTGCAACACGCTTGTTGGAAACTGAACTCCGCGTCGGTACAACTGACAACGATATCAACGCCTTGAAGAACAACGGTTCTATCCCTGAAGGCTACGCCATCAACCACTTCTTGACCGACACGAACGCTTGGTTCTTGTTGACAGACGTGCCAAACGGTTTGAAGCACTTCGTTCGTACACCGTTGCAAAATTCCATGGATGGTGACTTCGATACAGGGAACGTTCGTTACAAGGCTCGCGAGCGTTACAGCTTTGGCGTGTCTGACCCCTTGGGTGTCTTTGGTTCGCCTGGCTCTGCCTAAGCAAACCTAGAATCCATGCGGTTCTCAGGGCCCCTTCGGGGGCCCTTTTCTTTTTCCGCAAATAAGGTATAATTCCCCGTATCGTAATCAGGAGGGAATATGGAATACCCAAAAACGCGGGCTGAAGCCAAAAATTCTGGGGCTAAGTTTTACTTTACGGGGGAGCCCTGCATACGCGGGCACGTTGCTTTGCGCAAAGTAAAAGGCGCATGCGTCGAATGCGTCAAAGAAGATTGGGCGATAGACAACGAAAAGCGGAAAGGTAAGCCAAAGACTGCCGCCGCACAAGCCGCGGCAAAGCGCTATTACGAGAAGAACCGAGAGGCTGTGATTGCCCGCGCCGCTGCACGGCCAGTAGAGGAGCGCCGCCGAAATCGCGCAGAGTACAAAGATCGAAACGTTGACGTGGTACGCGCGGACACTAGTGTGCGCAAACGCCGACACAGGGACGCAACTCCTAAATGGCTGCTGCCGGAAGAGCGGTTGGCTATGCGGCAGTTGTACATACAGGCGCGAAAACTTACTGCTGTAACAGGTGAACGCTATGTGGTTGACCACATCGTGCCTCTGCGTGGCGAGTTCGTTTGTGGGCTGCATGTGCCATGGAACCTGCGGGTCATTACGCAAGAAGAAAATTTGAAAAAGTCCAACAAGCTCGTTGACCGTGAGGAAACTGCGTGATATATTGCGTTCACTTCCGGGACTTTTCCGGTGTATCAAACAGGCCCGGCTGACCTCATGCAGATTGATACGCCCCAACGCATGATTAGGAGATCCTCATGGGATTCGCATCACATCTTGGCCCTTGGCGCCTCGGCACCGTTAAAGACACAACCGGCACTACTGCCGCTACAACCAGCAACATGGGTTGTACTGTTGTTGCACAATCTAACGACACCACTTTTGCAGACAGCACAGCGACAAACATGTTCGCTATCCCTGCTGGCTCACAAATCCTGAACGTCTACTTGGACGTGACTGAAGCGTTCAACGCTGGCACAAACAACACCATCACCATCAAAGTTGGCTCGACAACCATTGCTTCTGTGACCGCTACCAGCGCAAACATTGCTGTGGGCCGTCAAACATTGACTTTGGCTGCTACTGCAAGCTGGGTGAACGTGACCGCTGACTCATTCATCACTTCTACCTTTACAGGTACAGGTACCGCTGCTACTACTGGTATCGGCTATGTGACTGTTGAGTACGTGGTTCGCAACTCTGACGGCGCACAAGCTCCTACAGCTCAGCAAAACTAATCCCGCGGGGGCTTCGGCCCCCATTTTGAACTCCAAGGAGATTAGTTATGATGCAAACCGACGTTAAATCGTTGCACCTGACCGCAAGCGGCAACGTCAATGGGCTTAACC